GGTAATACTGATGCGGCCATACAAAATAGTAGTCTTGGATGGTTTACTGACAAAGGTAAATTTAATTTAGAAAAATTAAAAGATAGTAATTTTGAAGCTTATCAATTTTTAAAAGACAAACAAGCACAAAAAGAATTTACTGAAGCCGAAGAGACTTTAGATTCATTACAACCTTTTCTTGAAAAAGCTCAAGCAGAAGGAAAACTTAATCAAGTAGATCCTGAAATTTTAAATCAATATAGAAATGCAAAAAATAAACGTGAATCTATAATGGATGAATATGAAGATTATGGATATGCTGAGGGGGATTCAAAATCTCCTTTAACAGGCAAAGTTGCAACTCAACAATATTTAAGAGATAAAGTTAAAAGTGATTGGCAAAAAAGACAAGATAAATTAAAAAAACAATCAGAAGATGATTACAAATCATCAGGGCTTGAATTTGACAAAAACCCCAATCAAAAACAACTTCAATATGAAGATGTTTATAAAGCTCCAACTGATTTAAAATCTTTTATAGAACAAAAAGGAGAATTAGGTAAAGATACAATGCTTCAATATGGTGTAAGAAAAGAAGCAGACCGTATTGGTGCAGAAGGTATTTTTGATAATTTTGTTTTGGGTATGGACACAGAATACGCAGGAGGCAAAGATATTGAAGATCTTTATTCGGAGCTACCTGTAGAGTATGCTAGTCAATTAGCTTCCTTAGAAAAAGAACAACTTGAAGAAGGATTGAGAGCTATACAAGAAAAAGAAGATACCGAATTTATATCTCAAGTTCAAGGAGCAGCACACGGCGGAATAATGAATTTAAGAAGAAAAAAATAATGACTAAAGACAATCCAACACTTGTAAAAAACATGAAACATGTTAAATGGGATAGTATTCCACCTTTGAAAGGACCAAATTCTCAGGGGTTGATTAAAGACAAAAAACAAGATAAACCAATACAGGAGAAAAAATATGGCAGATATAGATAAATCTCTTCCGAACGTTGGCAGTCCACAAGATCTACCTGAAAATGATATTCAGGAAGAAGTTGTAACTGACGAAGTTGTTGAGACAGGTGGACCCGTAGAAATTACAGATGAAGAAGATGGTGGAGCAACTATCGACTTTGATCCGTCTCAAACAAATATTGATGCAGGTGATGACCACTTTGCAAACTTAAACGAATTACTTCCAGAAGATGACACAGACGCAATCGGTAATCAATTACAAAGTGATTACATGGAATATAAATTATCCCGTGCAGAATGGGAAAGAACTTATATTACTGGATTAGAATTATTAGGATTTAAATACGAAAATAGAACTCAACCTTTCCAAGGAGCTTCAGGTGCAACTCACCCAGTTTTAGCAGAAGCAGTTACTCAGTTTCAAGCTTTAGCTTATAAAGAATTATTACCGGCTGATGGCCCGGTTAGAACACAAGTAATGGGAATAAGTTCTCCTCAAAAAGAACAACAAGCTCAACGTGTTAAAAATTTTATGAACTATCAATTGATGGATCAGATGAGTGAGTATGAACCAGAGTTTGATCAAATGTTATTCTATCTTCCATTATCAGGTTCAACATTTAAAAAAGTTTACTATGATGATTTATTAGGTAGAGCAGTATCTAAATTTATTCCTGCAGATGATCTTGTAGTACCTTATACAGCTACATCATTAGATGATGCAGAAGCAGTTATTCATGTTGTTAAAATGTCAGAAAATGATTTACGTAAACAAATGTATGCTGGCTTTTATTCTGATATTGAACTTACTAAACCTACAGGAACAATTACAGATGAACTGAAGGAAAAAGAGAGAGAAATTGAAGGAGTTCAAAAGTCACAAAGAACAGATCCTCTATACACAATTCTAGAATGCCACGTTAATTTAGATTTAGAAGGTTTTGAAGATGTTGGTGAAGACGGAGAACCAACTGGAATAAAATTACCTTACCTCGTTACAATTGAAGAAGGTAGTAGGAAGGTTTTGTCTATTAGACGAAACTTTGCGCCCAATGATCCAAAGAAACTTAAGATCCAATATTTCGTCCACTTTAAATTTCTGCCAGGGCTTGGATTTTATGGCTTAGGATTAATACACATGATTGGCGGATTGAGTCGTACTGCAACTGCGGCTCTCCGTCAGTTATTAGATGCAGGTACATTATCAAATTTACCAGCCGGATTTAAACAAAGAGGTGTTAGAGTTAGAGATGACTCTACTGCTATTCAACCAGGAGAATTTAAAGATGTTGACACTCCAGGTGGAAATTTAAAAGATGCTTTTGTATTCCTGCCTTATAAAGAACCCTCACAAACTTTATTACAGTTGATGGGTATTGTAGTTGACGCGGGACAGAGATTCGCATCAATTGCTGACATGCAGGTTGGTGATGGGAACCAACAGGCCGCTGTTGGTACAACTGTAGCTCTTTTAGAACGTGGTTCAAGAGTGATGTCAGCAATCCACAAAAGATTATATGTTGGATTAAAACAAGAATTTAAATTATTAGCCGGAGTCTTTGCAACATACTTACCTCCTGAATATCCTTACGATGTTCCTGGTGCTGCAAGAAATATTAAAGCTATGGATTTTGATGAGAGAGTAGATATTCTACCGATTGCTGATCCAAATATTTTTTCTATGTCACAACGTGTGACACTAGCTCAAACACAATTACAATTAGCTCAAACGAATCCACAAATGCATAATATGTATAATGCCTACAGATCTATGTATGCAGCGATTGGTATAAAAGATATAGATAGAATCTTACCACCACCGCCACCGAATCAACCTAAAGATCCGGCGATTGAACATATAGATGCGTTAGGTCAAAAACCTTTCCAAGCATTTCCTGGTCAAGATCATAGAGCACACGTTACAGCTCACTTAAATTTCATGGCAACTAATTTTGTTAGAAATAATCCAAGTGTAACTGCATCGTTAGAGAAAAACATTTTAGAACACATTTCTTTAATGGCTCAAGAGCAAGTTCAATTAGAGTTCCCTCAAGAATTCCAAATGATGCCGCAACTTCAACAAGCTGCAGCACAAAATCCACAAGCCAAGCAACAGTTAACTCAAATTTCTCAAGTAATAGAAGCTAGAAAAGCTGTATTGATTGCGGATATGACTGAAGAGTTTATGAAGGAAGAAAAAGCTATCACGACTCAATTTGATCACGACCCTTTACTAGCACTTAAAGAAAGAGAAGTGGATCTTAAAGCAAAAGAAGAAGAGAGAAAAGTAAAAGAAGACGAAGCTAGACTCGCTTTAGATAGATTAAAAATGATGCAAGCTAAAACTATGCAAGATGAGAAATTAGATCAAAATGAAGAGTTAGCTAAATTAAGAGCGGACACTACTATGGATAAAGCTATGCTTTCAACTGGAACTAAGCTTTACGGAGATAAAATGAAAGCTAAAGACGTTAATACCTTGAAAGGTCCTAAAAGATAGTATAATAAAATAACAGGAGATAAATATGAAAAATTACAAAAAAGCTACAGCAATCAAAATTCCTTCTCAAAACTTGGAATTAGATCCTAGATCTGAAACAAGTATTAGAGGAAGAAACTATATTGCTACTGGTGATACTACTGAAGTTAAAGGAACTAAAAGAATGTTAGCTTCAAAAAGTAAAAAAGCTACTTGGTTCTAACATGTGGTTATCGGCAATTAAATTAGCCGTTTCTGCTGGTAGTAAAATTTACGCTAACAAGCAGAGAACGAAAATGGCTATGTCAGATGCACAACTTATGCATGCATCCCGTATGGCTGAAGGTAAGGAAGCTTACCAGGGAAAACTTTTAGAATCCAGAAACTCAGATTGGAAAGACGAATTTATTTTGATTTTATTGTCAATTCCCATCGTAATGTTGGGATGGTCAGTATGGTCAGATAATCCTGTACATATGGAAAAAATGGAGTTATTCTTTGTACACTTTGGAAATTTACCATTATGGTACCAAACAATTTTTGTGGGTGTAATTGCATCTGTCTATGGACTTAAGGCAACTCATCTGATAAAGAACAAGTAACAAGGAGAAAATATTATGAGAAACGATTATGGAACAAGACCCTACATTTCAAGATTCTCAGGTAAGACTGCAAAGTCATCACCTAAGAAACAAACAGCTAACGACAAGTTAGATGAATCTTTAGGATCAAGAGATGGTAAAGAGTCTACTAAATCTCAATCTTACAAAGATAGACGCGACGAATCTAGAGGAAAAAAATAATGGGAATGGGTGCTGCACTTAGAGGACTAGGAGCGATTATGAAAGGTGGTAAAAAATCACCAACTATTTCATCTGTTAAACCTTCAATTCATAAAACTAAAAAAGCTCAGAATACTGCTAGAATGAAAGAGCAGTTTAATAAACAAAAAAACAGAACTATTTCCGATAGAAAAATTATAGAAAGAAACGAAGCATCTAAAAAAATGTTTGACGATGCTAACGGAAGAACTAAAAAAGCTGAGGGTGGACCAATCACACCTAGAGATATTAATAAGAATGGTAAGACTGATGGTTTTGAAAGAGCTAGAGCTAAAGGCATGGCTAAAGGAATGGGAAGACAATTTAGAGATTCTAAAAAAG